CTGCGGAAGGCTTTGATGTTCAACGTCTGCCGGTGCTGATAGGCGAGGTCGAGGTAACGCTGCATCTCACTGAAATGGATGGCTTTCTGCCGTTTCATCATATCAGAAATAGCACGGCTCCCATGCAGGCACCTATAATATAAAAACTAAGATTGCGCACGTCGAACATGCCCCCTTGTCTTTCATTTATCTTTTCTTTGGCTATCCCTACAATATAGGAAATACCAAAACCAAGGAAAGAAGCTCCGAGCTTACTCATACTTAACCCCACATACTCCGTAAAGAGATGTAAAAACAATCCACAGCAGAAAGCGATTACCAGAGAGCACAGCAGAAGGACATATTTGTCTGAAGGTATGCCACACATCCTTTTAGAGAGTTTTTTGAACAGTTTTTCCATATCATGTTGGTTTTTAATAATTTCACTAAACTTAGTATCTAATTAAAGGTGTAGTCGAAAGTGTTGTCAAAGATTCTGCCCTCGCGCTCAAGCTCCACCACGTTATGGTTGCGCTGGGCATATTCATAGCTGAACGTGAAGCGGGGTATCTCATCGAGGGCGTTGGTCTGCTCGGTCTTGCTGTCGTCAATCACGATCTCGCGGCCTACATTGGGCCGACCGTTACGGAAGGTCACAAGGCGCACGTAGGGCGACCGCATCACCTCGCCGAACCAGTCGGCCATGTCCTCGCTCAGCGGACCCGTGTCGGCTTTGAACGTGCGGGTTTCCTGGATTCGATAGTTCTTCTTCTTGCCGCCGATATAGGCGGAGTCGCGTTTGAAGGTGGGGGCTTTCGTGGCAAGACCGGTACAGTACATCAGCTCGTCACAGCCGAACGAGTTGGTGAAGAGGAGCACGGGGGCGCAGGCGGGTTTTCTGAAGTCGATATCGTACTGCTGGCGGCGGGCTCCCGCCGTGATGGTATAGGCGGCAAGGGTCTTGCCGGCCGCGCTGAAGCGGTCGGGACTCACGTCGATGGTGGTGTAGCTGCTGTTGCCGCCGATGACCACGGGCGTGAACGTCGCCGTGCTGCCGTCGGAATAGGTGGCGGTGCATACGGCGGTGTCGGTACCGATGAAATGGAGGTATTCGAGACGGCCGGGGGCCGTGAGCTTCGTTCCAAGCAGCAGCGAGAGGAAGTGGTGCGTCGTCCAGTCCTCGCAGGTGGTGGGAATGTCGGCCTCGCAATAGACCAGCGTGAAGGTCTGCTCCTGACTCGACGTTATGCTGTTGCTGTCTGCATATTCTTCGGTCAGCTGTATCTTCACGTCCACCACGAGCATCTGGCGGGCATAGGGGTTGAGCAGGTTGCCCAGTTCGGAAAGGGTGATGCTCCCGTCCAAGGGGTACAGGTATTCGGAGTATATCTCCGTCCATGCCTTGTTGTCAAGACTGATGAGAATCTTCACGCCCATGCGGTAGCCCTCGATGGTGCACACCAGGTCGGGTACGCTCATGGAGAAATACTTGCCGCTGAGTCCGTTGTTGATAGTGATTGCCATAATCGTTTCTTTTCCGCAAAGATAAGCATTGATGGATTGCGGCAAAAATACAGCGGAAAAGAAACGTGTGGTCAAAAAAATCCCCGGGACGCAAGTCTCGGGGCGATCTCAAATACTAATGTTATTGTTTCTTGTTTGGGATGTCTTTTCCAGCACCAACAAAAACCGAAATGATAGAAACTACCGCAGTAACCCCAAATGCACCGGCAAACCAAGGCCTGTCAAGGTAAAGCGCAAAAGCGCAGAGACCCATCAAGACAACCAATGAAAGAAAGGCAAAAAACATGCCCCACCAATTCATTCGCCCATTCTTATGCTCTGAGTATCGAATGATTTCCATCTTCTTGTCTTCAGTCTTGTGGCGATGTTCCTGTTCTTTACGTGATGTTTCCAAAAGAAACTCTACAATGTTAGGATTTATCTTTTGGTAGGCTTCAAGTTCCTGAGCTGTTGGCAAGGACAGGTCATCAACGGAAACGGTTTGCTCCACTTGTTTGCCCACGGTGTTGCCGATACCCACCTTGGTCTCTCGCGTGCTGATGGAATGCTTAGACATTGCTGGCCTGCAAATTTTTGAATGCTTTCTTTATGTCGCCCGAAATGGCACGCCAGTCCGAACGTATTTTGTCCCTATCTGTCGAGAATCCGGAAGCACCATCATACAACTCTTTCTTCATCTGTCTCACAGTCTCCGATTCGTCATAAAAATAGCCCTTGGAAGCGCGCCTGTATGCCCTCACGCCTTCCAATGCTTTCATATACATGCTTTTTACCTTGCACATAATCAGTTCCGTATTTAATGATTTCGTTGCAAATTTACGATTATTCCATCGTAACTGCAAATTTTAATGGTTAATTTTATATCAGCCACTAACTTATATGTTAAAACAATAAGGGGGCACCGGCCTCACGGTCAGTACCCCTAAGGATTATGGTTAAAAAAAATGTCTCCTATACCAGGAAGTCCATGTCGCGCCAGATGGCCCATTTCACCGTACCGTCCTCGACGGTGGTCGTGCCGAACTCGTGCAGGAACATGTAGTTGGCTATGATGTTGATGTCCATATAGTACATGGGGCGCAGGTCATCAGCAATCTCGTCAGAGGATTTCGGGTCGAAGACCAGCTCCGAGCCCGTCACGCCCTTGCCGGGCAGGTTGTCGCGTGTCTTCATGTATTCATCGAGCAGCTTGCACTGCATCTTCTCTTCCTCGCTGCGGTCGTTCTCTTTCAGCCAGTCGAGGAACTGCTTCAGGCTGATCATCCAGTCGGTGAGCGTCTTGCGCTCTTCCTCGCTCTCGCTATCGCCGAGCTCCATGAGAAGACGGTCCTTAACGTCGTCTATCAACTCTATGCGGTTCTGCAGGGTATCAGTGTCGCAGAACTCTTCAAACAGGCTCATAGCCTTGCTGTCTTTATGATTTTCCATCATTTGTTATTCTCCTTTCTGGTCCTACCGGGTAGCTCATGCGGCGCATATTTCATGAAAACTAAAATTACGGCCAAAGTTCCCCCTGCAACGACAAGAAGGAGACATGCAATGATGAGAGCTCCCAACACGATTTTCATGCCTTGCCTCCTTTCTCCTCCAGGGAAGCATTAAATGCGATCACTCCACTCATGGGCATTGCATAGATGGTCGCGATAAAGGAAAGCGAATTGAATACTTGTATGGTCTGGCATTTATTTCCATTATGGTCATATTCATTACGTTCGTCCATACAGATATCATATTTGCTTTTACTTGTAGCTTGAGCATCCTTCACTTTCTGACGAATCCAAGAATAGAGTTTATGAAGATCACAGGAAGCAAGACTATATCCGTTGAGATTCTTCAATTCGTTTTTAATCTGCTCAACGGCCTTTCCTTTGGCTGACCATAGTCTGACACTGAGATAAACAACTGAGTGGTCGGAAGGAATGGCTATCATCTTATATTTATAGTCGCTCATGGTCGCCTCCTTCCTCTTTCGCTTTATCGACATTGAACTTTATCGCTTCAACGCTGAGCACTTCGTCAGCTGCGGCAGCGGCCTTGACGAACTGTTTCAGCTTCTTGTTGATGGCCATCGCCGAGATCAGCATCTTCAGCAGGGAAGGGGCAGAACCGTTCATGCTTACGTTTATGCTTACGAGATCCTTGCCGAGGACGTCGTCAATCTCAACAACAAGTCTGGTGCCTTTCTTCATCTCGGCATTGATGAGCTGCTGCATGGTTTCGTTCGTGTTCATTCTTCTCCTCCTTTCTCGCCTTTGTTCAACCTGTACACAATCCATCCGCTCACGCCCATGGCAGTGATGCTCACCAGTGGATTCTGCTCCACGCACACTGCCGCCACGACCATGGTCAGCGGGAACACGACGCCGATGCGGATGGCCACTCTGCGCGTCACCTCAAACTCGGCAATACGGCTGTAGAACGCGCTCCTGGCGTCCAGCCAACGGTTGACACTGCGGTACAGTCCTCTCACCTTGTCTGCAAGGCTCACACGCGCCCGTACCTGTTGCGCGGTGAAGTTGATTGTTGCTTGCTGCATAATGCACTGTCTTATATCCTTCCCGGATAGCCGGGCCTTTGCTTTGGCAGAATAGAAAAGCGGCTGCCGATTCCGCTGGATATAAGACAGTGACTTCACCCGATGGGCTGATCAAAATCTACGGAATGGCAACCGCCAATATCTTTTGCGAGTAGTTACTCGCGCTTTTTGCGGGCATAAAAAAAGCCCGACCTTGATGTCCGAGCAATAACCGCTGCTCACCGGAGTGGACTACCACTGTCTTATATCCGCTGGCAAAGATAGGGAGAAAAAGCGGAACGGCAAAGAAAAAGGCGGAGAAAATGAGGGGAAGAGGAAAAATTTAACAGTTCAGCCCCACAATTCCAATCGAGGAGTTGCTTATTGCACATAGGTGAAGCTATTTGTTTTTATTCTTTTCTAAAGAAGAAGCAAGTGACTTGTCTAATTGCTTTGTAATCTTTTCGAACACATTTTTTGAAATGCGGGATGAGATTTCCTCGACTTGTTCTGGGGTCAATAAAGTCCCTTCAATTTGCAATTTAGGACTTAAACTGCTTATCATTATGTCTGCCATAGAAAACCTCCTTACTTAAAATAGTTGTTGAAAAATGGAGCATTCAGCTCTGGTCTGAAATAATGCTTCCTGTTGATCCACACGAATCCGTCGCCTTTCGATATTACGGCAACATCCACAGGGCCACCAACGGTCTCTTCTCCTGGCTGCATTCTCCTTACAAGAGAAGTAAGGGAAATGAAGCTTTCTGCCATATTTGCCATATCTTCTTTGTCCAATGATACTACCGTATTCAATAAAGGTTCTGTATAAGTATCACGCATCTCTTTGTTGATCTGAAGCGTTATATCACGGATAACGGATTCTGTATCAAGACCTTTGATGGCTGATGACACCGTAGCTGTCGATGGATCTGCGTCAAGTTTGCTGGTAATGGCATTCGAAAACGACTTGATGGATTCCTTTATGACATTATAAATGATGTCTTGAAAAGAAGGGTTGATGCCACGGATGATGGTTTGCGTCACATCTACCTGGGCAAAAGGACATATTACCGCATCTGGTCCATGTTCCGAGATGATGGCAATATTATCTTCATCCACGAAATAACGCAAGTGGTTGTCTATACCTAACGATACGTTGATAGGAAACAGTGAAGGGTATATCTCTGACTCCCCATAGCCGACAAACACCAAACCTGTACCTAATGAATTGTTCAGCCTTGCAGACAAATAATAGAAAAAGGACTCACATAATACTTCTTGGATGTCCAGTTCTTTAAGCTTGGCATAGTCCTCAACTTCTGCGAACGCAATGTTTTTGAAGGCGTCATATTCATATCCATCGAATTCTGGACATTTTAGGGCCTGTTTGTTGCTTTCCATGCAAATCTTAAGTTTCTCAACCAATACATCGGAGGTTTGTTCTTCAGGCTTCATTCCCTTTTCGCGAAAAATCTCATTTCTGCAAATGGTTACAAACGAGTCCAATTGCAATCTCAAAAACGAGCGCTGGGTCTTATCGTCGCAAAAGAAATGGCGGGAATGAAGAAAACGTATGAAGTCATCAACGTAATCTTTGAGAAAGTGAAACGCCTTTTCTCCAAGTTCTTTCCTGTATTCTTTAATGATGATGTCCCAGGGCACACCCATAAAAGCAGCATTACTATACGTCATAACAGCCACGGGGTGGTATTTCGATAGTGTGAAGATCTTATTCGCACTATTCACCACTTTGTGGGTGTTGCCCATCGTCACCGCACTGTCTGCGGCTATTGCTGCAGCATGCTTATTTAATACCGCTACGATTGCTGTCATAAAATGTTTTCTTATTATAATACAAATATAGCATGTTTGTTTTAAAGGTGCAAGACCTAACTGTCATTTTTACCTTATTTTTTGTTTCAAATATGATAAACAAAGTCTACAATGACAAGGAAATTATCTGCTATTACGACGGCAAAGGTAGTCATTCTTTCCGAGACTACAAAGCAGATGACAGAAAAAGCCGTCCACGCATCTCGCACGGACGGCTCCAAGAGTTCATTTTATTATGAAATCGTGCTTATCGAAGCACTAAAATTGTTGCGCCGCCAGCCCGGCGGCGGCTTTTGTTCAAAACGGCTATACAGTGGCCGGGGCTGGAATACTTTCAGCAGCACGCCTGATGCGGTCACTGAGGTCGAGAAGTGCGCCTTTCAATTGGCCGGCTTCATCCTCAGTAAAGCCTCCCTTGCCGCCATTGCCGTCGATGCCGTACATCTTATGCTGGAACCATGGCACCGACTTGTCAAAATAAGTACGTGCTATCTCCCTCCATGAAACGGCGAGGTATATGTCACTCATCCGAGCCTTCATGTCGGTAATCTTGTTTGCTTGTTTCACTGCTGCTTCCATAATTATTTCTTTTTAAGGCTCTCCCCGGAAGGAGAGCCGTTGTTTGTTAATCATCTTTTGGCATATTAAACGAAAGATTTAACATTTCCCCGCTTTTTTCTTGCGGATGCCGTCCGAAAACACTATCTTTGCGGTATGGAAAGATCAAAAACAGACATTCTGCAGTACCGCATCAGAAGACTTGAGCTCAAGACTTCCTTCCTCTCCGGCATCGTGGCCATACTCATCGCCGTCGTTACCGGGATCGTCGTCTTCGCCCTCTAAAACCAGTTGGAAGAGCAACGTCCCAAGAAAAACGAAGCCAAGGCCACCATGATATTTATCAGCGTCTCGCCAACGCTGAGATAGTCTTTCCAATCCTTGAAGAGTTCCTTCTTTTCTTTTCCTTTACAATATTGTGCCACCCCTTTCTTTGCTGCCTTGTCACCCTCTTTCGTCAATCGCAGAATCTCACCGTCCACGATGATGAATTTCCAGTTGTCCACGATATCGTGCAATACGAACTCCGGCTCCGCGCCATAGTTATAGGTGTCATGGAGAATCCCCAGTATCTCATCCTTGCTGATCCATCCTCCGTTGTCCATGAGTTTAGAGAGGATGAGATCGGCATACTCTGCATTCTTTCCTGTCAGTTGCATAAAAATCTGTTTTGAGTTAAAAGCCTCCCACGCATCACGCGCAGGAGGCTCCAAAAGTTCTTTTACATGTAATTGCCTACTTCTTCATGAAGCATTCAATAATTGTTGCGCCGCCAGCCCGGCGGCGGCTTTTGTTCAAAACGGCTATACAGTGGCCGGGGCTGGAATGTTTTCAGCGGCACGGCGGATACGATTACTCAGGTCCATGAGTGCGCCTTTCAATTGGCCGGCTTCATCCTCAGTAAAGCCACCTTTGCCGCCGTTGCCGTCGATGCCATACATCTTATGCTGGAACCATGGCACAGACTTGTCAAAATAAGTACGTGCTATCTCCCTCCATGAAACGGCGAGGTATATGTCACTCATCCGAGCCTTCATGTCGGTAATCTTGTTTGCTTGTTTCACTGCTGCTTCCATAATTATTTCTTTTTAAGGCTCTCCCCGGAAGGAGAGCTGTTGTTTGTTAATCATCTTTTGGCATATCCGTAATTCTGTCGAAGAGATCTTGCGCATACTCCAGTAATTGTGGATAGCCGTTAGGGTAACTGTTGCAATAGTTTCTGATTGACTCAATCAGTTCTTTCTCCTCAAAGGAGAGCTCCATCTTGAATTTCTGTTTTTTCTTCATCGTTACTGTATTTCTTTTGAACATTGCAAAGATACTATTTTTTTGGATAGTAACAAAATAAAATACTATCTATTTTAATAGTACCCGATAAATTTAACATTTCTCCAACGACAACGGCCGGCATCCTCGCGGATACCGGCCGTCTTGTTCAGTGTTTAATCAAAATCTATCGTATGAAATCCACTTTGCTGCAAAAGAAAAAGGGGCGGCAGCATAAAATTGGCCGCCGTGCCGCCCCTAAATCCAAATACCTCTGGACATAGTCCACGAGTACCAAACTTCTCGTTGCAAAGATAGGCAATTTCTGTGATATTTCCAACGTTGGCAGGAAAACAATTACAGATTACCCAACGCCATAGCAGCTTTGTTATTACCATTATTGTGTCGGGCCAATGCAGAGCTGTCACCGAACATGGCCGACAATGCGTCTGACAGCAATCCCTGATACGCCTGACCATAGAAAGTCGCCTCGAAGTCATTCAGGCGGTGGATGCTGTAGAGGTATTTCTTGGCAAACCAGTCGCGCCGCTGGCGGTGCCCTTTGCCTTTGTTCCACTTCTTGCCACGCAGGAACTGCAAGCCGTTCTCGTCATCCTTGCCGCTGTTGCCACGACGGTAGCCGTTGCCGGTTCCGGCGGCCACATAGATGCCATACTCCAGGAAGCGGTGCTCTATAGTGGTCGGACTTCCGGGATGAAGCACGCCCACAAGCGAATGGTATAGAGCTCCTGTATCATAGACAGGCGGCGAGAACTTCATCATCTTCTCCTGCCAGAACTTCACCATGAAGTCGGTCCACCGCTGTTCGTACTGCTCCCGGTCCTGTTCGGTGATGTTACCCCTCAGTCCATTGTCCGCTGTCATAGGTCAGATCGATTGGTTCCTCATTCTCTACCATGAAGTAGAGTCCCGTAACACCAGACATCAGATATTGCGGGAACTCATTGCTGTAGATACGCTCCACCTGCATATATTCCAGTGCGTCTCCGTAGGCCATCTCATCGCGGTCGTGGATGAGCCGTGAGTGCATCTGCCGGAAGATGCTTCGGCAGAGGTTCAGCTGCTTCTCGCGCTCTGCCATGTCGTCGATACGGTAGGGAGCGACGATGAAGATGGTATATACATCCTTACGGAAGTAGCCGACACCGTTTGAGAACGTGTTCTGCGAGGTGGTATCGTCCACGAGGATATATTTGTCTGTCTTTCGGAAGTCGGCCATCATGTCCTGCATACCGCCGATGCCGGAGCAGCGCCCCACCTTGAAGCCCTGCTCCTTTGCCAGCCTGTTCTGCCTGCCTATCTTTTCAAAATAGTCGAAGGCATTGAAGATCGTTTCCTGTGCCATGTCATTCCACCTTGATGTATTGGTTGTATCTGATGGTGGCGTGGGGGTTGAAGTTCACGACTTTCACCTTGTACCCTTTCGTTCCCCATCGCCACCACAGAAACTTGTGCTTATACTCCCGATAGACCAGTGTCAGCACCGAGTCGCTGACCGTGTAGACGAGCGTCGTGTCGGGCGGCTTCATGCTCAGCGTGAAGTGTGCCCATCGGTCGGCATACTCATAGCGGCTGCAGGTCTTCGCCTCCAGTCTTACGGTGTCATGGATGGCGGTGCCGCTTAGCTGCTGCGCCTCTATCTGTCCGAGCTTCAGCCGGAGTTCCTTGATAAGCTGCTTGTCCGCCAGCTCGTTCTTATACGTGCTGCGCTCCATAGGGATGGCCGTAGAGGTGGCAACAGGTACTGTGTCGCGAATCGTATCGTGTTG